AAGAGCTGCTCATTTGCGCTGGATTTCCAGACAGGTGACGGCAACACCAAGGATGACGGCCTCTGGGACAGTGGTGAGATTGTAGGCGCAGGCTGGACAATGGAAAACCAGTCTATCAGCAGCGCCGATGAGACGGTAGGCAATGACCTGGTTTATGACCAGCTGCTTGACCTCTCTATCGCAGGTGAGGCCATTGACGTGAGCATGGGCATACCCGGCAACCTCAACAATGAGGGTGTCCCTGCCGCCGGTTGGCAGAAAGGTGCCAGCTACCGTCACGGCAAGGCTCTCATCACCAGCGTCCGTCTGGAGGGAGCCAAGGGTTCTGACAGCAGCCTGACCATATCCCTCAAGGGCGTGGGCGCACTCCTTAAGGCCGGTTCCGGTTCTGGAGAGTAACAACATGAAACGGACAGCCTGCTGACGTGGGCTGTCCGTCTTATTACACACTTATCAGCACATGGAGATAACTATCAACAATGAGGTCCTGCAGTTCAATTTTGAAAGCTGGTGGGGCCCGATGTATATCTATGAGAACATCATGGATATTGAGCACCATCCGGACCGCACATTCAACCCGGTCAAGACGGTGCACATGCATGTGATGCTGTACAGCATCCTGCTCAATGACAACCCGGATATGGTCCTGAAAATTGAGGATTTCCTTAAGGCCATAGAGGACCTCAAGTTCTACCAGAGTCTTATGGACTACTACCACAAGCGTCTGGCTGTCATCATGGATGTGCAGCCTGAGGCAAAGGAGGGCGAGCAGTCAAAAAAAAAGATTTCACGGCGCATGAGGCCTACGAAAGGATAGTTGGTGAGGGCGGATGCCAGCCTGACTATTTCATGCACCGTATGAGTGTGGCCGAGGCCGTCAGCTATATGCGCGGCCTTAACCGCCGCAGCCGCCAGCAGTGGGAACAGACCCGCCTGCTGGCGGGCTTGGTTTATAAGGTGCTCACCGGTGAGGATATTGATATGGAGTTCCCATGGGATGATGAGGTGCGGGATGAGCAGGAGGATGACAGCCGCATGACCAGGGAGGAGCAGCAGGAGATGTGGGCCAAGGCCAGGGCAATGGAGGAGATGGTCAACCGGCGCGGTAACCTTTAACCGCTTTTTGTGCGGATTGTGTATGGCAGTAAGATGGCAGATAAGATTCAAGACTCTATCAGAGCATGATGGTCTGGTCAAGGTCTATGACAGCACCTATAGCGGTGATGCCATTGACCTCACGCCAGCCGTCAGTCCGTTCTTTACATCACGCAAACAGACGGACATCTTTCAGCCGGTCATGCCTGACTCCGGTTATCTCCGCATCATTGACAACGGTATTGCTGCCGAGCAGATTGAGGCCTTGCATCCTCTTGGCGCACTTGAGCGTCCTGTAGAGTTCTATCTGGACAATGTACTCAAGTGGCGCGGCTACATATCACCGGAATCATTCTCCGTGGATTGGGAACCGGCTCCGCGTGAGGTCGCTTTCCCTCTGATAGGTGTGCTGGATGCGCTCAAGTCGGTCAACATTGAGGATAACAGCACAGGTCTGCAGCCTATCGCTGCGTTTATCAAGGAGTGCCTGGAGGCTACCGGTTTTGATTGGTCCAAGATTGTCATGGTTAATCAGATGACCGCAATAGATGACGGTGATGATAATTATGATGTCCCCGAGCTGAGACTGAGTCTGTCCAGATATAACTTTATTGATGTCAACACCGCCAACAACAAGGATGATGCTGACTGGACTCCGATGGTAGGCAAGAGCTATTATTCCATCCTTGAGGATATCTGCAAGTATTTCTGCTGGGTGGCCATCCAGGACGGTGATACACTTTACCTGTCAACCCCGTGCGTTTTTCTTTCCAATTATCCGCATGAGGTGACATGGGATGCTCTGGTGGATTTGGCCGATGATCCCAAGTCACACCCAGACGGCATCAGCTTTACATCAGACTGGAGGCCGCAGTATGTGTTTGATTCTATCATAATGGACGGTGTTAATCACCGCAAGAGTCTGCAGGCCGGTTATAAAAAAATAATCATCACCACAGACTACAACACCAAGGATGATGTATTTCCCAGGATAGACTTTAAGGGCAAGACACTGCAGACCTTTGATGATGATACACAGGAGGTCTGGGGAGATGCCAGGTGCATTGTGATAGATCATAAGAATGAGAATATTGACGGCCTCAAGGCTTATGCATATACGCCCGGCACAACACAGGACTATCATGAGATCCCATGGGTGGTGCCGACTGACAAGGAAACATTTGCGTCTATGGTGGCAGCATGGCTTGTTAAGATTGACTCATGGCAGGATGGCAACGGCAAGATAAACTATTCTTTTACAAATGCTATCCGTATATGCATGATGGGACAGTTTCAACAGAGCCCTCCATATAACGGTCATACGCCTCTGATATCTATCCATGCGCGGCAGATTGGAGTTTTTCTGGGTGGAGGCGCTCTCTGCCTGAGCTGCAACGTACACTCATCCTATTTTAAGGACAATTTTTTGGATCAGGAGGATAACAAAGCAGACCAATATGGGCTGTCTCTTTGGGGACCTCTGCAGGATAACCTGCGCCTGATGCTGGAGCTTGGAGGTAAGTGGTATAATGGTACCTCATGGCAGGACCAGCAGACGGATTTTCCGGTGAGGGCATCTAACGGTAGCAGCTATAATTTCCGAACTGCACCCAAGGCTGCCGGTCAGATAGACAACACCAAGACGCTTGCTATGCCTTACAATGGTGCGGTGGGCTATATCATCCCTATCCCAGAGACCATGCAGGGATATCTCACCCTGCATATAGCAAGATTCTTACAACCGCTCAGCACCAACAATGATATGGTGGCTGCTTTCCTGTCTGATCTCAGGATAGAGTATTACAATGACTCTACATCCGAGATCAATGACAACGGCCTGCGTCTGGTTGCACTTGGAGAAAGAGCGTTTGCCTCTGAGCTGGAATATCCTTTGCGCTTGTCATCAATAGTTGATGCGCGCATCGGTCATGCCGTGCTCTGGTGGGATGGTAACCCCATCGGCACCAGTAAAATCTTTGAGTATGCCGGTGGCACCTATGAGCAGGAAAGCAGACAGCCTGAGTACTGGCTGCTGCACGCTCTATTGCGAGCATACAGGAGACCGGCAGAGTGGCTGGTGCTGGAGTCTGAATATGAACCGGAGATGGGTATGTGGAGCCTTGTCCGTGATGGTAATAGATTGTACGTCATAGCAGGTTGTGAGACCGAATACGCTGACGAACACACAAAGTTGACAATAGTAAACTATGAGTAAGATAAAGGGTCAAAATGTTGTAGTGCTGATAAAGGACGGTGCCTGGAAAGCGGTTGCTTTCATGACCACCTGCGAACTGGATGAGTCAGTCTCTGTGATTGAGACCGGCAGCGCCGCCAGCGGCAAACACCGGCACATCAAGCCCAAAAAACACAGCTGGCAGATAACGTCCGGATACCTGGTGTCTGACGCTCAGGCCGCCGTGGATCTTGGGGCAATCATGGACAATGACCAGCGAATCCAGGTGGCGTTTTGTGAGGTCCCTGACCATAAGGAGCCCAAGACGGAACCTCCGACATACAAGCCACTTTATCTCAACAAAAACGCTTTCAGACGCTCCGGATATTGCTACATCACCCGCCACACCGTCACGGCCCGCAACAAGGATTTTGTTACGCAGTCCGTGACCTTTACCGGTGACGGCCAGCTGTTCCGTGATCTGCATGAGCTGGGCGATTTCAACAACGATTTTAACAACGATTTTAATAATCAGCAAGTTTAAATATTATGACACAAGCAGAATTACAGACCCTAATAGATGAGTATATCACCACCAATGAAGATAATGACATCACCGGTGGAGTCCTTAACTCCGTACTCCAGGCAATAGCCTCCATGATAGGCGTGGGCTATGACTTTATGGGGATAGCCACACCGTCAACCAACCCCGGAACACCACCAACCAAGGTGGTCTATGTTGCGGGTGCTGGCACATATCCCAACTTTGGAAACACTGCTGTTGAGCGTGGACATCTGGGCGTATTCAGCTATGACACAACCTGGCACTACGATGTCATAGAGTCAGGTGCCTGGTTTGATGCGGAGGAATATCCTCAAGAGGCAGCCCTTGAGATTGTATTATACGATGACAACCACCTTGACGGAGTACCAATCAAAATCAACAAGGATGTCAGCAACCTGGGCAACTCGCCTCTGGAGGCTATATCAGCATGGTGGGCCGCCAAGAGTGAGCGCCGTCTGAATCTGATCCAGGGATATGATATTGAGTTTCCCACACTGAACACATCTCCCGCAACGCTGGGTCCGTTCAAGGCCATTGAGCCCGGCCAGTTCATAAGCTCCATCACCGGAGCCTCCAGTCTCATCTTCGGAACCACCGATGCCGACACCATCACCGTGGACGCATCCGCACTGCCCTATGTGGCAACCAAGACCCTGCAAAATGTCAAGCTGGCCTCCGGCACCGCCAGCAACGTCAAGATACACGTTGACGGCGTACCTAATGGATCTGTTACTGTTTCACAAAATACATTAAGTATCGGTAGTGAGGAGGTTGGAGAACTTGCAGGGCAACTCATTGAGAATCCTGAATGGGTAAAGGTTGTTACAGATAGCGAGGGTAGGATTCTCTATGGTGTCAAGACTGATGGCAAATTCTATTTTGGCGATGGTTGTCCTCCACAAATAGTAGAATATGTAACTGCACAACTTGAAGAACTTGAAGGAGATTTCATTACCTTACTCAATGAAAAAGTAGATAAGGTTGCAGGAAAATCTCTCATAGATAAAGATTACGCAAATGCTCAACAAGTAATAGAAAATCCCGAATGGCTCAGAGTTGTAACTGATAGCAAAGGAAGAATACTTGAAGGTATCCGAAAAAATGGCGAAAAATATGTAGCAAAAGAGAAAGAAAAAGGTATAAAGTCTTACACTTCAATAAGAGAGGCTGCAAAGGAAAAAGAAAAACGAGTATTTAAAGTTGGTAATACACTTTTTGGTTGTTTAGTTTCCGAACCACATATCAAAGAACACAAACAGGATGCTTACCCATATAAATATTACGATGCTAATTCAACACTTGCACAATATAGTAAGATAAATCAAGATGTTTGCCCACCCTTAAATATAGCAAATAAAGTAGCACAGGAAGAAATAGATTTTGCACCAACTGATAACACAAGAACAAGAATAATCGTAGGCAAGGATTCCAAGGATAGATTTTTCTTTGCAAATATACGTTGTGAATTTGGAGATGGGGCTGGTGATGTTACATTAAATTGTCTTGAAGTGTCTGATGATTTTGTGCATTTTCAGACCATTTTTAAAAGTGCTGATGATACATCGGGAATGTCGGGACTTACCATTCAGGGGTGCAGGACATTGTCCATAAAAAGTGTAAAGGAGTTTGCCAATGGCGATTTTCTTGTTGCGTCAACTGCAAATTATGCAGGGGCTTGGCGGACTGTGTTTTTCTTGCTTACATCTGATTTTAGTTCAATAACACCTATTGAGTGTACTTATATAGATGGTACAGTAGGTTTAATGACAGATGAATTTGCTGGTAATGTCTATGATTGGCACATGGATATTAAGGGGAGTAAGGCAATAGTTACAACATATGGAAATCGGAATCCAGATACAGATAAAGGTAGGGTATGGTATAGCGAAGATAATGGTGTAACTTGGAAACAGGTCTTTCAAATGACAAACCATTATCAAGATGGTGTAGAGGGTGAAATTATTACAAGGGTTCACGTTCATGGTGTAATGCTTGATGAATACGCTGGCAGAATGTTTGTCATTGCTGGAGAATCCAATAGCAATCTGTTTTGGTCTGATAAGGGGATAAACACAACAGATACAGATTGGAATGTAATACCGATAAGAAGGCAAATACCATTAAAACAACAGGTATATATGCAGGTTGTGAATGGTTTTGCTTTTGAAGATAATTTAGTTTTCGGCTCAGATAATCAAGGCGCAGGGGCATTTTATCGTCTTAATAAACTTGTAGATGGGAATTATTCTGATATACAAGTAGGGCATGAGGTTTTACCAAACAAATTTGATGGAACATATTATTGTGCAGCAGAAATGTTCAGAAGGGATAAACACACACCACTATTTTTGTGTATAACCCACGAAAATTGTATGCTGACAGAGGCTGACAATGAATTGTTGAATAGATATAATAAAGCAAGAGTTGTAGCCACATATGATGGTTTTAATATGGTGGAAATATGGGAAGATGATACTTATGGCGAACACTTTACATATATAGAAGGTGAGGGTGCGACAACAAGGAACTTTTCATATTGTACAAGAGGTATGAATTTTTATCTGCTCAATAATGGCAATGCAGTCATTAAGTATAGTGGAAGAACATATAACTATTTTGGAGGCAATCCAATGTATTCTGTTGAAGGAAATTCCAAGGGTTCATGTAAAGTTAAAATATTGTATAACATAGAAAAATATTTATAATTATGAAAAATTGTTTAGTCACAACATTACCGAGCGAGGTTCAAGACAACAATCTTGAAAGGCTTGGAGAGTTAATTTTTTCAGTTGGAAATGCGGTAGGTAGGGATATAAACCTTTCTGCTTCCGCTGCTGATTTATGCACTTGTAAATTGGAAAGGGTTACATTAAGATATGATAATGTAGATTATAATAATATTTTACCAATAGCCCTTGGTCCTATGAATATAACCATTCAAAGTGCAGAGCAATCGGGAATCGTAAGAATCACCAATAAATATGAATTGGATGAGGTGGTTTTGACAAGATGCACTCCGTATTTTACTACGAAAGATGTTGCCACAACCAAATTAATCACTTTTAGTGTTGCCATGACAGATATGGAGGGGGACTTGATGGACTTGGTAAATTTACCCCTTACAGCAGTAGGAATATCCGATACTAAAATTACAGGTGATGTGACACTTTTCTTGGACACAATGGCAGAACATAGAAACAACGGAGATATTATGACAATATATGTCAGTAACTATTGCACAAATATCCCTGAAGGTATTGGAAAATCTTGGGCAACTCGCGGAAAAGTTGTTTTTGACGGTAATGGTGGATATAGTATTACTACACCGTAAGAGTAATACTGATTATACTAACACCAGGGAGCGCCCCAACAGCGCTCCCTATCTTTTTGTGGTAAGCCTTACCGCTGTTTTGCGGGTATAGTGTAAGGAGATTATTACAATGACAGCAGAGCAATCAATGCGCGAGTTCCGCGCTATCACCAGGCGCGTGAGCACATCCACCACAATAGCGCTGTGGGTGTGTCTGGTTACAACAATCATTCTATTTATCACATCTGCCCTGATGCCTCCTAAAGGAGTCATTGATCCGTCCATGTTCAAGGCGGCTGCCTATCTGGTTGGATTTGCAACGCTGATTGTCATCCGTGAGGCCATCCGTGAGGGCCTTGGTGTCAAGCTGACACACGGAGACACCACCCTTGAGATAAAGGATCAGGACGGCACCGGCAGCTCATCATCAAGACAACCTAAATCATAAGATAACTATGGAGGAGTGTACATCAAGACCTAATGGCCGCAGGGTGATTCCCCAGCGAATCTGTGATGACAAGCAGCGTCAATCAAAGTGTAGAGACAACCAGGATGGAGCAGACAAGTAAACAGACGCTGATACTGGTCCGCAAGTATCGCAAGGCAGACTACACCATTGGGGTCCTGAGCCTCAATGGTGCGCGGCTTTGTAACGTACTGGAGCCTCCGGTGGGCGGCACCCATCACGGAGTCACAGCCATACCCCGCGGAACCTATGAGATAGACCTGGACACCGTCAGTCCCAAGTTTAAATCAAGGGCGTGGGCTAAGCCCTACGGCGGCAAGGTTCCGACACTCAAGGATGTGCCTGGGCGGTCCCGCATCCTTATGCATCCCGGCACAACGGTCAATGACACGGACGGCTGCCTGCTCCCCGGAAACAACCGCGAGGTGGGCAAGGTCCTTGACAGCCAGGCGCGCTATCATGAGCTCATGAGCATCATGCTCACAGCCAAGGAAAAGGGTATCAAGACGTTTATCACTATAGTATGAAAAACAAGACAGCAATAGGCATAATCATTGTGCTGGCCCTCATGCTCTGCATGGTCATCACCATCATCATGCAGGACATCAAGATTGAGCACCTGACCGCAGAGCGTGACCGCTACAAGAGCAACACCGAGACTCTGCTGACCGACTGCCGCACCTACCAGGTGCGTGACTCTCTCTCTGCGGCCCGCGTGGGCTCGCTGGAGCTCACCGTCAAGGAGCTGCAGACCTACCGCTCTGCCGATGCCAGGCTCATCAGTGATCTGGTGGCCAGAGGCCGTGACCTTGAGACTGTCAACAAAGCACAGGCGCAGACCATCATCAGCCTGCAGTCCATTCCGCGTGACACCGTGATCCTTGTTGATTCCATACCGGTGCAGGCCAAGAGCGTGCACTGTGGTGATGCCTGGTATGACTTTGACGGCATCATTACAGATGACAGCTTTGACGGCACACTCCGCAACCGCGAGAGCCTGCTGCTCACGGAGACCGTCCGCTACAAGCGTTTCCTTTTTTGGAAAACCAAGCGCATCCGAGACCGCCAGCTTGATGCGGTGTCACTCAACCCGCACACCACCATCACCGGGCTTGAGCACATAATCATTGACCAATAACACACAACATATAGCGACATGGAGACAAGTGTATGCGTGGTCATTCCACTGTATAAGGAGCGGCCCTCCGCGTTGGAGCTGAAAAGCATCCGCCAGGCCTGCGATATCTTCGCGGGCCGTGACATTTTCTACATCATACCCACCGGCCTCAACCTGAGCGCCTATCCCTATCAGGCCGCCTATGAGTTTTCGCCCTATTATTTCCAGGGGGTGACCACATACTCAGAGCTGTGCTGCCTGAGTGACTTTTACAGGACATTCAGTGAGTATGACTACATGCTCATCTGCCAGCCCGATGCATGGGTGTTTGATGACCGTCTGGACCATTTCTGTGCCCTGGGCTATGACTACATAGGTGCGCCTTGGCCCAAGATGAGAGGCATAGAGCGTGATGGAGTGGGCAATGGCGGATTCTGCCTGCGCCGCGTGGCCCGGTTCATTGAACTGACGCGGAAACTGCGTGACTGCGGTGCCCATCCGGAGGATAGGTTCTGGTGCATAGACATGCGGGACTATCTCAACATAGCACCGCTCTCTGTGGCCGCCACATTCAGTCTGGAACATCAGCCGGAGCGCTGGTACAAGGCCTACGGCAAAGTGGAGCCAATGGGATGTCATAATCCCTGGCGCTTTGATTTTAAATCATTCTGGAAAAAGAGAGGAGTCCCTGAGTCATGAGGATAGAGGCATATATAATCTGTTGGAACGAGGCAAAGATACTGCCCTGGGTGTTGGATTACTGGCTATCCGCCGGTATTGACAAGCTCATCATCTATGACAATATGTCCGATGATGACACCATGTCCATCATCAATAACTATCCCATGATTATAGAGGTGCGTCACTTTGCCACCGGTGGTCTCTTTGATGACTACCGGCACGCTGAGATAAAAGAGACCTGCTGGCGTGGTAGTGATGCAGACTGGGTGTTTGTTGGTGATTGTGATGAGGTGCTATTTACACCAGGACGCCTCAAGGATTTCCTTAAGGATGTGGAGTTACCCATCCTGCAACCCTGCCTCTATCAGATGGTGGCGTGGGCTCTGCCGTCAGATTATCTAAGGCCCGCACAGCAGGGATACCTCCTGCTCCATCAGTATCCGGAGATCCGCCTGCAGTGTCTGGGCCCCAACAAGGTCAACCTGTTCCAGCCGTCCAGAGTGACGGAGATGAATTTTGGCTTAGGCGCACACCGCTGTGATCCTTACAATGGAGATAAGCATGTGCCTATTATTTTCAATCCAGGCCTCAGTTGGTTCCAC